CAGATTCTACAGATGTTACTACATCTACTTCTTCTTCACCATCACTGAACAATTTTGTTTGTTGTACACCAACTGAAAATTCCTCCGCAGTTGGATACATTTTATGTAAGAAATCTTCAATTTCAGATAATAGCGTTTGTTGGTAAGGACGTACTACTGTGTTAATAAACAATAGATAAGCGTCTGTTACCTCGTCTTTTCCACCTAATTTACCGGGTGTCATAATACCAAAGATTTCAGGTGAAGTAATTCTGTGTGCGGTAAGGATTTTCTCCTTAACCATATCATTTATAGCAATATAATAGTCGTCTGAACCATTATTTGTAATTGGAGTAATTACTGGAGCATTCTCAGGTGAATCAACGTCAATATACATTAATTGTCCTGCATTACCTGCTCCTTGGTATTGTAGACGAAGCATTTGTTCAATTTCTTGTCTTTCGTCTGGGTCAGCGTTTGTGAACGTAGTAATTGCCAAAGAAGGAGATAAACCATTCTTAATGTTAGCAATATGGAAAGTATCTACTTCACTATCTAAATCAATTACTTTTAAAGCACCTACATAATCAGGTAAAGGATAGTACCTTTGACCGGGTCTATAGGGGTTATAAACGAAGATCTGTTTAGGTTCATCGTCTTTGGTGTTCTCGTTATAAACGGGTAAATAAGGCAAGTCTATAGAAATACCTGAACTTGCTACTTGGTTGAAGACACCTCCGCCTCCACCTCCGTATTTGTATTTTTCTGCCCATTCGTCACTAATATAGTAACCTGGGATTTTACCACGTTCATTTTTTTCTCTAGCTCTTAACCAAGAAAAATCAACGTGATAAATTTCTGCAATACGAGAACGATCTTTAGACCAAATGATTTCCCAAGCAAACCCACCATATAACTTATAATCTAGGGCTGTTTTCTTAAAAATATCATTCCAAGATTCTCCATCATTATTTGCATTATCTAATAGGTGAGATTCAGAACATACTAAACCTTCACCTACAATAGCATCTACAGTAGCATTAATTGCTGTATTGTTGATGGCTGAATTGTTAAATAAGTAAATAAGGTATTCTGGGAAATCATTATATACTCCATACTTAATGAATCCCTTAATATTTTGCTCAATTGGGTATCTACCCTCTGATGCCTCCTTATTAATTGCTTGGAACTTAAACTTGTTCATATTCGATAAATATTTTCTTGTTACCCTGTATACGTGACGTAATAACCAGGTTGATATGATGATACGTATTCAGGAACAGGTGTAACATCGCTTCCAGAAATAAAAGCTCTTTCCTCTGATACAAAATCAGTAATTGCTAATCCACGTACATCATCCCAATCTTGGTTTAGTAAGTTCCATTCAGTATTTACTTGTTCCCAAGGTAGTAATGCATTTTCAGCTGTTTGATAAAATTCAAACGTATATTGCCCTGAAGGAGAAGGTACTGATACCCCTGGTAATTCACAAATAACCCAAGGAGTATTAGTAGCATTTGAAATAACTTGAAGATAAAGACTACCAGAGTTCTTATTATAATCTTGATAATAATCTAAATAAAGTAGATTAGTAGAAGCAGAAATTGGTACGTCTGGGTAAAACGCAAATGTGTTTAGTGCAGCACTTTTATTTAACTGTATCATTAGTCTAATAGTCTTAGTCTAAGAAAGGGTTGGGCCGTTGACCCAACCCTCCTCAGATTGTTATTTTAACTTTTAGGCAATTGTAATGCCCGTAAGAGCTGCTGCTAATTCAGTTGCGTTAGAAGCTGAAATAAAGCTTGCGGGTGCTGGTTCACGACCAGTGAAAGTTAAAGTGTAGCCGTTTCTATCACCGAACAAAGTACCAGTACCTCCTGCTGAAGTCAACAACTGCATACCATAATCCTCACCTACGTATACGTATTTAGAAGTGTTATCTGTGTTGTTAGTTTCAACAATCATACGGATTGTTGGGTTTTGGGCTAATACTTTAATCTGATTGCGAGTTGAAGTTTGCATCTTGAAGAATACTGCGTTTACAGTTTGTTCGTAAACGACAGTACCATTTTCAGGCGCAACTGTAACGTTTTCAGCATAATCAGAAGTTTCACGGAATAATTCGAAAGTATAGAATACTCCGCTTCCTGAAAGATCACTGATTAGACCTTCGCTTGCATCAGTCACTGCATCAACTGAACCAGATAAAATATAGATTTGCTTAATGCTACCTACGTTGTCGCGGCATCCTAAAGTAAATCCTGAAGTAATATCACAAGTACTCATATTATTTTTCTGGTTTTAAAGTTTAATTTTTAGTTTAGGGGGCTTATTCAGCCCCCCTCACTATTGCGAATTTAGGCCAAATCATTACTTACCCAGAATTCAGGGAAAGCAATATTCACACCTAACTTAGTTGAAATGCGGTGGCGAAGCGTGTCAGTATTCACGTCGTACCACAACTGAAACTCTGAAAAATCGGAAAGAAGGTCAGTACCTACTACGATTTGTTTAGCTGGGCCGAGAACTACGCGGTTAGTACCCTGTAAACCTACAGTACCTACTACTTTAATACCGGGTTGGAAAGGATAAGCCATTTCCAATACGTTTCCACGATTTTCGATGCTAGAAGGATCGAAGTAGAATGAGTTAGCGGCACGAAGAGCAGCTACATAAGCACGGAAGTTAGCAACTGACATAAAGAATGTCAAGTCGTCGCGGTTAGCTACGTCAGAAGAAAGACCTTCGATCATAGCGTCCATTACTGACAAAGCAGTAGTAGCAGTAAACGAACCAGTAGCTCCAGAAGGAACAACTACACCTGAAGTAGAACCAGAGATGATGTACTTAAGACCTGAAACAGCACAAGTACCACCATAAGTAGAGTAGCTACCTGATTCTTGCTGCCAAAGGAATTGGTCGTTTGCTTTCTGGAATTGGTTAACCAATAACTCAGAGTAAGCGTTAGTAAGAGCCCAAGTCTCGTTGTATGAACCTCTTTCAAGTGAAGAGATACCGAGGTACTTGGTGTCAAGATCTTTCAAGCAAAGTGCGTCGAACGAAGTACGAGGACAAACTTGAATGTTGCGTTGGGTGAATGTAGCTGAACCAGAAGGAGTGCTTACACAAGTACCGTTGTTCATATAGAGCTCAACTTCGAATAAGTTGATCGGTTCGAGGTATTTAACACCTTCCTGTACAGTTACGTACTCGATGGTAGAACCACCATAAACAAGCTTGAGCATTAACTCACCAGCGATTTGGTTGTTAAAGTCAGCTAATGCGGATACGTTAAGTCCAGATGCCATAATTATTTAATATTTTTAGCGATTAATTTTTTCATCATTTCATAGCGATTCTTGTTGACAATGTTATCGTCAATAGATTCGCTACTCATTTTCGATTTGGGTAGAGTTTTAGATGAAGCAGGTTCAGCAGCCATTTTCTCGATTTTCGATTTCATAGCAGCCATTTCCTTCTTCATTTCCTCCATTTGATCAGCAACTGCTTCAGCAATAGCTTTTACGATTTCCTCTTTAACCATTGAGTCTTCTTCAGTCTCCATAGTTTCTTTAGGTAATTCGCGGCTAGCATCAGCAACAGCAGTTTTGTCTTCCTTAGTAATTTCTACTGGGAATTGCTCGGGTACTTCAGCCATTTCCTGTGGTCCTTTATTAATTACCTCGTCTCCCTCTAGTGTTTCTTCTTCCATCTGACTTACATCAGTGATTTCAGTTACTACAGATCCTTCGGTCTTAATAATCATACCACCTTCAAGTCTGTGATAACCATCAGGAGCGTCCATTTCTTGGCCTTCTGTGGTTACTACCTTGACTTTCATACCAAGTTCGAGATTATCTCCATCGAAAACAATTTTGAATGCTTTGTTCTCGTCGTAGATCTCCCCTAACTTAACTTCGGTAAGGTTGAAATATTCCTTTACGAGCTCTTTAAGTTGTGATTGAGTCATAGGAATCGGGTTAAATTATTGGTTAATATATTCATATATTTAACGTACAATAAATATCAGCTCCACCAATAGTGGTTTTAGATTTTTCTTGCACGGATAGCGCCACAAATATT